TGCCTCTAGTAATGCGCCACGGCTGGCGCTATAGCTGGCATTAAATGCTTTAAGTAAAATATCTGCCGGTATTTCTAAAGCCGCACCCACTAGCTCTGCTATGGCACGCACAAAATTAGAAAAACCATTAGATGGGCGTTTAGGGTCTGTAAATACAATATCTTCGCCTGGCTTCAATACGTTGTATTCTCCTGGGCCAAAGTTAAACTCATCGGGGTTGCTTGGTTCGTGTGCTTCGACTTCTCCCGTTTCATTAATTGGCATTTCATCAGCACGCGCCTCGGTTTTTATAAATCCAGCAAAACAGCTTTCAATCATGGCCGCCGTTATTTCTGCCTCTGTGTATCGTCTTAGCTGTAACAATGGTTCAATTACCTGCGCTAAATAACTAACGCCTCGATATTGGTCCGGTCGTTCGGTTTCGACTATCTGCAAAATATTAGGCATTCCCGTTGCTTTGCCTACGGCTTCAATTCTCGTCCACTTTGTTTGCTTAGTGGTTAATTCAAACGGGTAATTACTGCGGATATGGTAAGCAACAATTCGCCCACTTCCGTTAACTTCCACGCCGTCGTGTATCTCGTTGCCGTTATCTGCGTTTTTCCCCTCCGTAAGATATAAACCAGCTTTTATCCATGGTGTTGGGGTTGATATTCTGTCCGCCTCAATTAAATGCAGGCATAAATCGTATGGATTTAAAGGGGTTTTTGCTCCCCCTTTAAATAAGCAAAATACGTCCCCACTTAGCAGCCAAGACATTAACGCTAGTTGTTGCAATTCGTAAAAGTCGTTTATCCCCGTAGCGTCGCAAGCCTGGCGATTATTTGCCCATATAGAAAATTCTTTTTCCGTATTGCGTTGCCAAGCTTCAGCTTGCTCCGGTGTCATTTTTAAAAATTCACGGTCGATTTTAGAAGATAGAATAAGGCCCGAACCTATAACGTTTGTACGGTTGGTCTTTATGGCTGACGTTGCCAACGGTGCAGCCATGTATAACATTCGGGCACGCTGCCTCATGGTTAAATTGCTAAAATCAATATCTTCTTGGGCGCTTCCGCTATGGGCTTTAAATCCCTTTAGCGACCTTTTATGCCAGCTCGCGCCCGCGTCTCCATAACCTTTATTATTAAATCGCCTTACTTTTTTGCTCACTTGTCCACCTCCTTACCAGTCCCTAAACACTAGGCCAACGCGTTTGCGTACCGGTTCGCCTGCAATAAGGGCCTCTAGCTCGTCTATTTCGTTCGTTAGCTCTTTAATTGCCGCGCGAATTTGCGATAAATCAGTGTTGTACCTTGCTAGATTTCGGCTACCTATGCCGTAGGACTGTACGCCACCCGTAAGCATTACCTTTTCGCGTTCCAGATATAGCGTACGTCGTTCTCGCTTTTCCGCTAAATCCTGCTTTAGCCTCTCCTTTTTTTCCTCTGTCATTTTTACCAATCCTCAAATAATTTGTTTTTGCTACGCCGTGGTCGGCGTGGTGTCTTTGCTGGTTTTTCTGCTTTTTGCTCTGTAATAATTTTTTTATTGCGTTCTTTTAATCTGCGCTCCAATGCGTCAAAGTCGGGGTCTAAAATCTTAATCCCGGCTAGTGCATAGTTTCGGCAGTCTAGTGCTTCATTGCGTCGGTGTCCGGGTAGCTTTTCCCAGACCCATTTATAACCGCCCGACGTTTTGCGCTTTACCATTTTTTCCGATATAAGCCCATTAAAATAATTAAGGTCATATCCTCGGTCGTCCCCCTTAGGGAAATGGCAATACTTCGGCCCTGGTGTTTGTACTTGGATATTGGAATAAATAATAGCCTTGCCAGCGTCTACCCCTAAGCTATAAAGCCAGCACGTTATGTGCTTGTTGTCTTTTATGGCCACGCGTTTTGCTGGGTTCACTATTGGAATTCCTTCGCCGCCTCGACCTTTAATTGCAAATACACGCTTTTCTTTTCGCTTTCTGCATTGCTTGTACACGGTTTGGGTAAAATGTCCCCCGCTGTCGATCAGCGTTATGCCAATCGCTAGCGCCTGCCCGTTTTTAAATTTATAGCTGCGGTCTATTACGTCGTCTAGGCGTTTCCATGTTTCCGGTAAATCTGGGGCGCTCATGATGTAGCCTTTTTTTATGCCCCAGCTTTCGCCGTTCTTGCCCCAGCCTACTACCTCATATTCCAGGCGGTCGTCCTGGGTATCTACGCCGCAAGTTAAACAAAGCACGCCCTCCGGTAGCTCTGCGTCGTATTCTTCCAAGCGTTTTAATAATTCCTCGTCGCTTTGGTTTATGTCGCGGTGTTCCCATAGCTTGCCAAGCTTTGTATTGTATACGGCTTTTAATTTTTCCGGGTCATTTTCCGCTTGAATAACGGATAGGATTATACTTTCCCATGTTAGCCATGGACTTGAAAAAGCTGAAAGCCAGAATGAACGGATACCCCTCTTTAATGCCTCGGGGTTTTGCGCCTGCCATTTAGCTGGTTGTCTGCGCATAACGTCTTGACTAAATACGTAGCCACAATCGGGGCAAACGTGGCCCTCGATTTTTACTGTATAAACTTCTTTATTGTTTATAACTTTTTTAAGTTTTTCATATTTGATTGTCTCGAAGTTTATTTCGTTGTATTCGTGGCAGTTCGGGCAACGGTGCACCCATCTTTCTTGGGTGCCTAAGTTATACGAGGCTTCTATTTTGCTGCTATCTTTTATTGTCGGGGTTGATACTTCTATAGATTTACGATTGTAAAACGTTATCTGTCTAGCCTGGGCTAATTCCCACGGGTCCCCCTCTGTGCCGGCGCTGTCTGCCCACCTATCGCGCTCGTCCCCGATTACAAAACGTATTGGCATACTTGCCAACGCTGGGGCGCTGTTGCTTCCGGTAATGGTAAGACTTCCACCCGGGAACATCTTTTGCAGGATTGTGTTTCCCCCGTCGCGACTTTTTACGTCCGCCACCTTATTTCGCAATACCTTGCAATCCCTTATCATGGGCGCTATACGTTGACGACTGAATTTCTTCCCGTCTGCCTCACCTGGCAAGATATAAAGAATTGGCCCTGGGTCTTGCGCCATGATATAGCCAATAATATTTAATTCAAGCTCACTTTTTCCCATTTGCGCCGAAGATACTAATACAATGCGATTCACGTTAGGGTCGGTGAATGCTCGCATTGGTTCTTTAAGGTACGGCGTTCGGTTTGTCCTCCATGGTCCAGCCTCCGCCGATGTATCTGGTAGCACTCTGTATTTGTCCGCCCATTCATCGACCGTTAGGTTTTCCGGCGGTTTGAAATTGGCAAGGCACTTTTTAAACGGTGCGCAAGGTCTGGCGTTTGGGTTAAATGTCCGCGTCGTCCGCGTCGTCTTCGTCGTCGTCATTTTCTTCTGTTTGCCAGCCTTCACGCTCCCGGACTAACTGTTTGTAAACCTCCGGGTCGTACTCATGTTGCGCCAACTGATTTAGTAACGCCTCCACGTGCCTTGCCATGTATTGGCTAACCTCTACGGGCTTATTTATTCCTGCTAAATCCATGGCCACGCGTCCCGGAAGTGCTAAAAGCATACTGCGAACAGAAAAAACAAGCTCATTTGTTAGCTTTTCGATATCCCCCGCCCTGTGCATTTGCCCTTTTAGCTCGTCTAGCTCTAATTTTGCTTTATCTGCCTTGGCTTTTTTGTATTTTATTTCTGCGTCTAGCTTTGCTTCTAGCTTTTGGGTCATGGATTGCGGCTGTTGTTTCTCCGCTCGGGCTTCCAGGTAACTAATATAACGTTTTATAGTTGGCAGTAAGTCGTAACGCCTGCCCTGGGGTGTTTGTTCTGTTGGTAAAATACCGTCCTGCGTTAATTGTTGTATTCTTCTAGTGGATTTCCCGAAAAGGCGGGCTATAACGTCCGCTTTTTGATAGTTTTTTGTTGTATTTCCCGCCATTTTCCGTCCACCTTTCTACGTCTTTTATATGTTTTTTATGTATAAATGCCGGACTTTTTGCCCGGCTTTGATTTTTAATTTTGTTATGTGAATTTATAAAAAATGCGTAACGAAACGGGGGCAAAAAAAATTTCAGTATCTGGCAAGATTTCGGGCTCGCAAGCACCACAGGCGTTTTTTTCTTCTGGAAGTACCTTTTAAAAATTTTTAATGCCCTCAAATGCTTCTATTTGCCTTTTTAAGCGTTTTTTATCTCTGTTAAATAGTTTGTATTGCTTTGTTTATGTTCGTGGCTCATAAGCTAAATAAGAAGGTCATTCCCGCTCCGCCACATGATAAATTATTTCAAAAATCTTTTTACGTTATGTTCTAATCGCTTGCTTAACTCGGTATTTATTTTCTGATTCAGATTTGCTCGGACGTTTTGGTTGTCTACCATTTGCGGTAGTGATAAAGTCTTTATGCTTTTTATCGGGTAGGCTTTGGCGCTTGTTCTTCTAAATGGAATATATCCACCACCTTTGTTACTTCCTAAGAATGCGTCCGTGCTTAACGCTTTACGCTGCCCCTTCTTAATCTCTGCTGTTATGGGTTTTCTTTTTCTTCTTTTACCTTTTCCACCCGTCAAGGCTTTTGGCCTCATACCAAAGTGAGTGGGGGTGAGTAGTCGGCCGCTGTATTCTATCGCTACGCTTGTTACAGTCGTCCCGCTTACTCGTATCTTTCCTGCCATTTTCTTTGTTTTGCCTCCGGCTTTCTTTGGCATAACTTCTTGCTTTTTAATGTTGTATACGCCTGTAACCTCTGTAGCAACATATCCAGGAATGCGTGCCTTCATATCGTTACCGGTTGCTGTTAGTGCCTTTTTTGCTTGCTCTGCATTTTGTGCAAGCCTCTTGGCTAACTTGTCCATGTTTAATGTCTGTATAGTAAAACGCATTTTGCGTGTTCCTTTCGTCCGGCGGCTATGAGCAAAGTCGGAAGCAGCCGCCGTCCTTTATTAAATTTTTAGGGTAAATCTTTAGCGTGCCCCAGAAGCAGCTTGATGAAATAATAGCAAAAAAGTTTACTGACATTCACTGACATTGACTGACATTGACTGACACGATAAAGATAAAAAAAGTCCGCCATGCCTTTTAATTCTTGACTTTATGGCTATTAAAAATTTTTATTTTTGCAATAAAAAAGAGACGCTTTAATTTGCGCCTCTCTAGTTTCTTGATGCCTCCATTATTTTATTAGCGTTTATTAATGCGTTGCCGTGTATTCTATAAATACGGCGTTGGTAGCTATCCTCCTTCTCATCAAAATTTTTAGCCTTTCCAAATACTAGTGCGGTTATGGTTTCCCATTCCATACCGTCCATATACCTGGCCAGTATTACTTGCCTTTCCTCCACACATGATAATTCATTTATAATTTGTGTCAGTTTCTCGTATTCATTTTGCTCTTGGTCTAATAATTTATTTAAATGGTCTTTTATCCCTGCAAGTGAACGCCTCCCAGTTAAACTGTTATCATCTTGGATTATTTTTGCTCTCTGTTCTTCTATTGTTATCTCCGTCAAAAGCTTTTGATAGTTTTTTAATCTTTCTTTAAACTTCATTTTACCAACCTACTTTTCTTCTTTCTTCCAGTTTCATGGGCTTTGCTCTCCCTATCTTTTGCTCATATGCTATTATTTTTTTTAACTGCTCTTTATCATTCCAGTATGCTGTTATTGTTCCATAACTCACGCCGGTCTGTTTTGCTAGTTCTACCCGCTCCTGGTATTGTTTCTTCTTCCCTTCTTTTATCTTTGCTTTTAGCCTTCTTCTTATTTCTTTTAATCGCTGGCGTTTTTTTATTGTTTCCGCTTGTTTTAATATCCTACATGTTTTAGAACAATACTTAGTTCTCCAGTTGCTCGTTATAAATTCATCACCGCAATAAAGGCAGTTTTTAAAATATTGCTTCATGATTTTTTACCTCTGTTTTATCTATTAGGCCTTTAGCCGTAAAACAAAAATGGGCACCGTATTGTTTTTCTAAAAGGTATAAATTTTGCTGTATTTCGTGGTATAGGTCCGCCAAAGAATTTCCGTAAGCTATTATATCTTCACGGGTTAATTTTTTATTATGCTGGTTTCTTTCCAGGTTGCAAAACTTATTTTGTTGCTCCATAAATCCCGCTATAACTTTATGATTCTGATTATCCAGATCCGTTGGGGTTCTTTCGTAGGCTGCCGGGGTTTTGTGTTTAAATCTTTTCTTGCTCATGGTGCTGCTTACTCCTTTAAATATCCGCGCTTTTTATTCTTATAATTGACTAAATCATATAGTATTTGTATTTGCTTATCTGTGTAATTTTGTTTTAAGAACGTAAGACAAGCCACCATAATGTCGCAGCATTCTTCCCCCATATGCTTTTTAATTTCGCGGTTGGCTTCTATATCGTCCACGGTTTCAAATTCCGCCACGGTCTTTTTAAGTTCGTTATATTCTTCTTTTATTTTGGCCAACTGCTTTCTTGGGGTGTCCTTAAATTTTGTAGGCTTTAAAACTGCATTTTGTTCATCAATAACCGCCATAATAACGTTCACGGTCGCATTTAATACGCTTTTTGTCTGCTCTAATATCCTTGTATATTCGTTCTCTATTTCGTGGCCAGTATTAATTTCCCTAATATCATCATTTAAATTATTTACTGCTGTACATATCTGGTTTAAATCTTCTTTGTTTAACATTGCTTTTATACCTCTTTAAATAAATATAATAATAAAATTCCTATAATTCCTATTACCGCCACCGCTTGTATTAAGCGTTTGCATATATTATCTTTTTTTCTCCTGCTTCTTAGTCTTTTAATATCATCATCTAACATTTTTCATTTTCCTCGTCTATTCCTAAATATCTTTGCACTGCTTTTGTTATTGTCTTTCCGCAACTTCTGCAAGTATATCTAGATTTATAATAATGGCTTACTTCATTGTCTCCGCCTATATTTTCCCCAAACTCATCATAATAAAGGTTTTGCCACCCTCTAGTGGGTGCACACTCATCAAAGCCGCTTATTTCTTTACAACGCGGGCATATAAAAGGTTTTTTGTCGCTCATGTTAATACCTCACTTAAATAATACTGTTGCCGTCTGCTGTCTTGCCTAAAAAATTTATTCTCCTTAACAAAAACGGGGCAAGATCTTTTTCGTTTACGCTAATTTTTTTATATATGTCTTTCATCTGCGCCCAGTGCTTTACCGGAACGCGATAAAAATTTTTAAAGCCAAAGCTAACAAGAATAAAGCATTCCGCGCCCAGCTTTTCATGTTCTAGTAGTGCCGCCAGCTGTTCTTCTGTTACTCTGCTCTGCTCGATACGCGTTGCGTCGGTGTGCTTGGCTTCAAAAATAACCGCCTTACCGCCACGAATAGTCCCTTTATAATCGGGCTGGGCCTGCTTGGTGTAGCAGGCTAAAAAGTGCCCTTGTCTGTTTGCTGGTCGTAGTGGCTTCATGGGTTCGGGTGTTTTCTCTATTTTAGCCGCTCCGCATGATTCATATTTCTGACACTCCCAGTCGATAAGCTGTTCAAATTGCTGTCCGTTCGTCCTGGCTTTACTTCCGCCAATCTTTGCTTTTATATTCATTTTGGTATTTCCTCTCTTATTAGCTTATTTATCTTTAAAAAAGCTTTTAAGTTTATCTTTTCAGATACGTTATATACCAAATACCAAAAATATATAATTTTATGCTTTTTATATAAAATTAAATATAGCCTTATATCTTTTCTTAATTCTTTTGCAATTTTTTTTAATTCTTTTAGTGCTTTTGTTGTCTTTGGAAAAATACTCATTTTTTTAACTCCTTACGGTATCATTTCCTCAATTCCATGTTATCCCATTTTTAGCGTTTTTGTTGTCTTTGGGAAAATACTCATTTTTTTAACTCCTTACGGTATCATTTCCTCAATTCCATGTTATCCCATTTTTAGCGTTTTTGTTGTCTTTGGGAAAATACTCATTTTTTTAAATTATTAACGGTATCAATAACGGCTGTTAATGCGTCGATTTCCACCTGTTTTGCCATTTCTACGCATTCGTCCGTATAATACGGCTTTACATATGGGCAGGGCTTTTTCATTATGTCGCAGTTATATTGCCCGTCATCATAATAGGTATTAGTGCACCAATTTTTATTTATCTCCGCCATTTATAATCAACTCGCTTTCCCTTATTCCTCATCTTCCGCATAAGCTAATACCGGGCCGTGCATTCCCTTTATTAATTCCTTGTTATCCCATTTATTGCCGATTTTATCGAAACCGTTTATAAATTCCGGGTTTACATTTTCTCCAAAAAAACGAACATAAAACCTTGCATTCTCTTTATTCCAAACGATTTCCGCTAATGTTCCGAGTTCCGGGTCTTGCACTATGTCCCCTTCGTAAACCATGCACCCGTTGCGGTCTTTTATCCCCGTATATTGTCCTACGGTTTCCGCGTCTACCTTAATTCTTATATCTGTACCAAAATCATATATATAAAAATCATCCATGGTAGTTCTACGAAGTGAGCCATGCACCCACTCACCTATTTTATAACCGCCTTTATTTTCTGCCGCTTTAGCTCTAAATAAATACTCTCTCATATTGTTTATTCCTCACTATCAACATCATGGGGGCGATATTTCACGCCCCCTTATAATTTAATTATAATAATTCTGCTGCCATTTCTGGATTGTCTGTTATATTACCGATAACATAAAAATCAGTAATATCTTCCATGTCTATATAATCGCCTTCGCAATCTATTACAAATTCCGCACTTTCTTTATTCCATACAATAACGCCTACAATGTCGTAGTCGCCTTTGTCTTGTACAATATCCCCTTCAAAAACCATACTGTCGCCAGCGTCGTGTTTTCCTGTATATTGGCCAAGTGTTTCGGGGTATATTTCACGCTCTTTAATTTTCCCTTTTGAGCCATTAACTAAAATATAGTGTTCTATTTTTTTTGCCATTTCTGCAACTTCATATGGTCTATTTATATCATCAGCCGAAGGTACCCTTTCATCAAAAATTTTTCTTGTATATGTTCCAAAGTGCCATCTTTTTGTACTTATTCCCTTGCCTCTAAATAAAATCTCTCTCATGTTGTTTATTCCTCACTTTCGTTTGTATCTGTGTCGCCGATTTCGTCTAAAATCTCGGCAAACTCTGTAGGCGCTAGCTCACGTTCTCCGCGTATGCAGCGCACGTCCTTCTTGCCTGTGGCTAAGATGTAACGGCGCACTATAATGTCCACGTATTTTGGTTCTAGCTCCATAATGTAGGCTTCTTGGTTCTTTTTCTCGGCTGCAATTAACGTTGTCCCGCTTCCGCCAAATGGGTCATATACGCCCTGTGCCCATGCGGTATTATCTAAAAGCATTTCGATAAGCTCCACTGGTTTTTGTGTGGGGTGAAACGGGTTGAAACTACGTTTACAATCTAGTACATTGCCATAGCCTTTGCGTTTATCAAAATTCGGCTTTGTTTTAAGCCCAAACATTATAAGCTCGTGCTTTGTTCTCCAGCCTACGCCCATGCCAATGGAGTTTTTATTCCAAACAATCATATTTCTAACGCCAAATCCGCTTCCCTCTACTAAATCGAACAAATAGATCCACATACGCCAATCCGTAAAAATATAAGCTATAGTGCAAGGCGTGCCGTTTATGGCTTGTTTAATTAGTGCCTGAAAACCTCGGGTGCTAAGTGTATCATTTGCAATCATTGGGGTACCTTTGTCCCATTTAAATTTTGTATCTGTTCCAATACTGCCGCCCTTTTTGCCGCTTTCTTGAAATCCTCCGCTGCAATAAGGCGGGTCTGTTAATAAAATTTGTGGGGCTCCGCCATTAAATAGCAACGCCCTATGGTTTGGGTCGGTGCTATCTCCGCACATTACGCGGTGGCGACCTACTAACCAAATATCACCGGGCTTGGTTATTACTTCAGTCGCTTTCGGTTCTTCTGGTACGGTATCTTCTTCTTCTTCTTCTACCGTTTCCAGGTTGTCTATTAATGCCGACTCTATCTCCTGGACTTCTTTATCCGTGTAGCCTGTTAATTCTGTCGGTATTTCGCTTAAATCAATTTCGTTGAAAATATCCACCAACATGGCGTTATCTATCTCTGAAAGCTCCGCCAAGCGATTATCTGCCACCAGGTCGGCGTATTCCTCCGCTTCGTTTGTGTACTCTTGATAGTCCACTGGGGCCTCTGTTAGTCCGGCCATTCTTGCGGCCATAAGTCGCCCATGCCCCTTAACTATAAATCCGCTTCTAGTGCTAACCGTGATAGGTTGACGCCAGCCGGTAGCTTGTATTATTTTCCCTAAAAGCCTTACTTGCTCATCCGAATGGGTGTTCGGGTTTTTTGGGTTTGGTACCAGCTTTTCAAGTGGCACGATTGCGTCATGCGAACAAAAGACGGGAATACCTCCCGCCACTGCTTTTGGTGTTGCCTCGCTTTTATATGTTTTTAAGTTGTTCATTCATCTCTTCCCCTATCTCTTTAAATGTTTTATTTATTTTGTTCATTGCTTTCTCCATTGCTTCCGCCATTTGCGTCGTGAATTTTTCTATTTCATCATAATAAATATAGTTGTTTTCCCTGGCTAATCTCTGTCTAAGTAATTTGTTAATTAGTCGCCACCTTGGCTTTTCGGCTCTCTTTCCCCACATCTTTTTTCTTTGCCTCTTTAAAAAAGTGAAATATTCGCAAGTATAATTTTTTGAATTATTCATTAATCATTTGCAACTCCTTAACTCAACATATCTTGAAAATGGTATAACGGTATATTCATCAGTATCAATTTTGAAATCGTCTACACTATATTTTTCACTTGTTGACGTTGAACAAATTTCCCCGTCATCATTCATGTAATAAATTTCGTCCTTATTGTAATTTGTAGTATCATGGACCTTAATTAAGGCACCTTCTGCCCATGCTTTTATGGCTTCACGTTTATTCATGTGTTTATTCCTCCAAAAAAAATAACGGCGCTAGTATCAGCGCCGCCGTTAAATCTAAAACTTGAATTTATATGTTTGCGCTTCTACCTTAAGGTCTTTATTTTTCCCTTTTATGGTTATAATTTCGGGTTTATCCGGTATGAGTTCCGGTTCGTTTTCTTCCTGGCATGTGCATTTTTCGCCGGGGTCATTGTGTGCCCCGCAATAGGGGCAAGTATAAAAATATGACACGTTATAACCTTCTTTCACTAGTCAATATTCGTTTTTTTTGCTATAATTTATATGTGTAAAAAATCTATATGCTTTTCAAAAAAACTTTTATTTAGAACTAGCTGATATTCGCGTATCGGCTGGTTCTTTTTTTATGCTTATTTTTAGCTTTTGCCCTGGCTGTATATATTTTTCCACAAGCTGTGGATTTTCTTGCTTCATATGGTGGATAAACTCGCGGATATCTTCTTCATCCGTTTTAAAGTTGTTAGCAATCCGCCACAAGCTATCGCCACTCTGCACGATATAAACTATTTCTTGCTTATCCTCCTGCTGTTTTGGTTGCGTTACTGCTCCAATACTAACGGTGGCAATAGTACCAGCCACCGCCAAAGCTATAAGTCTACGATATTTACATAAATTCATTTCTTTTTCCCCTTTATATATAAATATTTTATTATTCGTATTAAATATATGGACCAAGCTAACCGCAAAAATAAATCTCTATAATTCATAAAATTTTCCGGTCCGACTAGTAGTAGCATACTACCGCCAATAATGCCCAAAATAGCCATAATAGCGTCTAATAATTTACATAGATTCATACTTCAACCTCGTTATTTTTGGCGCCAACTTTGCCCCGCTAGTGGTACGGTGTAAGTCATTTCTAGTATTCTGTCCACGGTCGCCGCTGCTGTTCGATTATCTCCGTTTGGTGGGGTCATGCGCTTTATTAGCTCGTCCGTCGTGTAATTGCTAGTTATTATCATTGGTTTGTAGTCCTCATAACGGGCGTTTATTATCTGGTATATCTTAGCCAGTGCCCATTCTGTAGGCTGTTCTTTGCCTATATCATCAATTATTAGAAGGTCGGTAGTCTTATATAGTCGCATGATTTCGTCCTCGCTGGTGATTGCACCGTGGCGTTCAAAGCTGGCTTTTATTTTTGCCAGTAGGTCTATCATGGTGGCAAATACAACGGGCACGCCATGTTCCATTAGCTGGTTGGCAATAGCCGCCGCTAGGTGCGTTTTACCTGTTCCCATTGGTCCAGTAATTAGTAAGCCGTTTTTCTCCTGCCCCTGTGGGTCGTTTTGCAGGGCTTTGAAGTTGTCGGCGTAGCCTTTGGCTATTTTAAAGGCGTGGCTGTTTAACGGCTCAACTTGGAATCTTGCAAAGTTCCGATTTCTAAACCGTGCCCCCATTCCGGAGGCTCCTATAATTCTTTTAATTCTTTCATTCTCCTTTTTGCGCCTGTTTTCTTCTTCTTCTTCTGCCTCCTTTGCCGCCCTTGCCCTAGCCGCCGCCGCTCTTGCCGCCTGTGCCTCTTCACATTGGCATGGTTCCGGGCCTGTTGGTGCCCACATTACTCTACCTTTTAGAACTATGCCTTTTGTGTACCTCATGGCTCCGCAAAACTCACATTTCACGGGTTCCGGTGGATTATACTTTGCCGCCACCGGGTCGTTGCTAGATATAACGTTTAATAATTTATCCATTCGTTCCATTTTTCTTTCCTCCAAACATTGCGTCGAAGTCTGGATATCCTTTAAAACTTCCCTCTTTACGCAGTTTTTCTTCAAGTTCCGCGGTTGTCATAACTTTAGTTTTAGATTCTACTTTCAAACCTTGGCTTGGGCTTGCGTTTTTGTTTCTGTAGTTTCCTTCTAAAACTTTTGTCATGTTTGCCGACTTCATGAGCCAGTCAAAGTTTGCCGTCCAGTGTCTTTCGTTCTGCCCTTTTAAGAAATTGCTTTCCTCTGTCATTTTGAAAAGCTTTTCAAAAGTTTCTATATTGCCGCCATATTCTTTCCAACGTGCGGCGATCGCTTTTTTTCTGTTTGGGCTTATCGTTATTACTCTGGAAAAATCAATACAGGTTTTATTGTATAACTCTTTAATTTTGGCATAAGGTACATGGTCGTTTTGGGCTTCTTCTTCTAAGAGGTTATCCCTATTATTATTAATATCTTTATAACTATTATTATTGGGTGTAATTTTTACACTATCCCCTAGTGTAATTTTTACACTATCCCCTAGTGTAATTTTTTCACTACCCTGGTGTAATTTTTTCACTACCCCCGGTGTATTTTCTACACTACCAATTAATTCGTCAAAATTAGGTACTATAGTTTTGTAATAATTTATCTTTACGCCGTTTCTTGTAATTTGCGTTTTAGATACTAGATTTTTTTCTACAAGCGATTTTATTACGCTAATTGCTGTCTTACGGGTACATCCTAACCATTCGGAAATATAATTTATACTGCCATTAAATTCGGTTTCACCATCCTGTGTGAAGCCGTAGATAATCGCGTAGGCGTGTAGCTCTCTACCGCTAAGCCCTAACCTATTAATCATCCAGCCGCTAACCTGGTAATAATTACGGTCTTTAATACGTCCCATAATTTAAGCCCCCTTTTGTTGTCGCTCTCGTTGCCATTGCTCAAACTCGGCTTGTATTTCCGGGTTTTTAAATAGTCTTTCGGTTACTTGTAAAAGACTATTTGCCAATCGATCCGCGTCATGGATTTTTATCTCGTTTGTTACAACTTTCATTTTTGTGGTTCCTTTTCTTCAAAATTTTTTATATCTTCTAAGCTAATATCAAAAATTTTAGATAGCTTAATAGCAACGGAAAACGTTAAATCTGTTAGTCTTTCACCTGCTTCTATATAGCTATAATATTGACGACTAATACCCATTAATTTAGCCGTACGTGATTGGTTTAAATTTTTTTCTTGTCTTAAATTTTTTAGCCAGTTTCTCATAGTAGCCCCTTCTTTTATTTTTGCAATTTTTAGTTGCTAACTACATGATAATATTTTCTTTTTATAATGTCAACTTTAAGTAGCAACTTTATTTAATTCTGCTATTTCTAATTGTCTTACTTGAATGAGCAACTATGAGTTGCTATAATATGAGTAGGAGGGATATTTATGTTGCATTTAAAGGAATTGCGCCAAAAAAAAGGATTATCCCAAGCTGCCGTTGCCCGTGCTATGGGTATATCTCGACAAAATTATAGCTTTTATGAAAATAATCAGCGCGACCCGGATACTGCAATGGTTAAAGCCCTCGCGGAATTTTATGAAGTTTCAACGGATTACCTCCTTGGACGTGATGAACCGGATACAAAACGGCTACTTAACAATCCGGAAGTACAAGAGATTGCTAATTTGTATGATAAGTTGCCGGAAGATAAAAAAGCACTAGTCCTTGCCATGGCTCGTGCTATGGCAAAAGACTAAATTTTATGGGGAGGGGCAAACGTTGGAAGAACTTATGGCTATTCTTGCTCATCTGGATGCCGAACAGCGACGAATATTGCTTGAGTACATAAAAACACTTTTGCATGACGGTCAGCACTGTTTTGCCTGGATATTGGCTTTTATTGCAGCTAATTCACAATTCTAATTTTTGCCCGGCTTTTTGGTCGGGCTTTTAAAAGTATTGTTATGCATAAAACCTTCAAAACTGCTGCCCCGCTTGTCCCACATCTCCGCGAAGACTACAAACTCAAAATCATTGCATGTATTCCATTAAAATTTTTGTTTTTTGTTTTTTGAAAGGTTGATTTATATGGCTATACGTTTTAGAAAAAGTATTAAAATCTTGCCAGGTGTAAAACTAAATTTAAGCAAGACAGGTATAAGTATTTCCGCTGGTGTTCGCGGTGCTCGTGTAACCGTTGGCAAACGTGGAACTCATGCAACGGTTGGTCTTCCGGGTACGGGATTATCTGTTACGAAGAAAATCGGAGGAAAAAGCAAAAAAGCCACGGCAAAACAAGAAATACAAACGGCACCAGTTCCGAAATTAAGCACCAAAGAAATACAAATGCGTATCCAGGACGGCGACGACAAAAAGTTATTTTATAGGGCTATAGCTTCAGTATTTGTTGGCTTTGTTATTTGGTATTTTATAAATTTGCCGTGCGGCATTGGTGCTGCTGTCGGTCTGTTTTTTGCCATGTACAAGGCATTAATAAAAGAAATTAGCCAGCGTCCGCTTCCTGGTGCCTATAAAACAAAAGAGGCTGCGCAGTTGGCTATGCTTAATACTTTAAAAGCTATTAAAGCCAAAAAACAAAGCAAGGAAGGGTAGGAAATGGCAACAAAAAAGAAAACCGCCACCCAAAGGGCGGACGGCGTATATAATCGGGCGGTTATTTATGCCCGGTATTCTCCAGGGCCGAACCAACGTGATGAAAGTATAGAAGGTCAAGTCCGCGAATGTAAGGAAATAGCCCAAAAGCACGGGCTTATGGTTATCCATGAATATATAGATAAACGGCTTTCTGGTACAAATGACGAACGCCCGGACTTCCAGCGAATGCTTCGCGACGCGGACCGCGGGCTTTTTGATGTAGTTATTACCTGGAAGAATGATAGATTTGCCCGCAATAGATATGATAGTGCGATTTATAAACAGCGCCTAAAACGTAACGGCATAAAAATAATATATGCAAAAGAACATATACCGGAAGGCCCTGAAGGTATTATCCTGGAAAGTATGCTGGAAGGCATGGCGGAATACTATAGCGCCAACTTGTCCCAGAATATCCGCCGCGGTCAACGTGAAAACGCCTTAGAGGGTAAATTTATCGGAGGCACTATTCCTCTTGGCTACAAATTGGACGCGGAAAAACGTTATATATTAGACCCGGATTCTGCTTCTATTGTCCGGGAAATATTCGAGCGTTACGTCGCCGGTGAGTCCGTTACCGACATCTGCAATGATTTAAACGCCCGTGGCTATCTTACGGCACGTAAAAAGAAGTTTAACCGTAGCAGCCTGCACCGGATATTCGCCAATGAAAAATATATAGGCGTGTATAAATTTGAAGATATCGAATGCCCTGGTGCGGTGCCTCGTATCGTTTCGGACGAATTATTCAAGGCCGCCAGCATTAGGGCCGCCAGAAATAAAAAAAGCCGCCGGACTATGCCGGAGGCGCGTGTTGAATATATGCTTACCGGGAAAATATTCTGCGGCCATTGTGGCGAACCAATGGGCGGCAGCTGGGGCACCAGCAAGCGCGGAACTCGCTATAATTACTATGTTTGTAACGGTCATAAAAATAAAAAAAGTTCCTGCCGTAAAAAGCCGGAACGAAAAGAGAAATTAGAAAAATTAGTAATAAATATTGTTATAAATAATATACTTCGCAATCAAAAAGTCGTCAATTACATTGTAGACCGCTGCATGGTAATCCAGGAACGTGAAATAGATAAATCCCCCGCCGACGGTCTGCGCCGTGAGTTGGCCGAAAATGAAAAGGCGTTAAAAAATATCATGGCCGCCATTGAAGCCGGTATTTTCACCGCCACGACAAAAGATCGCCTGGTGGAACTTGAGGAACGTTGTGCGGTATTAAAGCAGGGGATAGCAGCCGCGGAAATCCAGCCGCCAAAACTTAGCCGCGAACAGCTGCTGTTTATCTTTGAAAAATACCAAAATCGAAGCCTAAAAGACCCGGAATTTATCCGAGATGTTATAGATACATTTGTTCATGCGGTTTATGTTTATGACGATAAAATGATAATAACTTTCAATTATTCCGAAAATAATACCCTTGAAATTTCTAAAAAGGAAATAGAAGAAGCCGCCACTGGTGCGGCTTCCCCTGTGTTCGACTTTTGTGGCGTCAACTCCACCAAAATCAACAATAATTTTTTAACATAA